CAAAGCCAACACGTACTTTACACAAACCCAACTCGAGGTCTAACAACCTTCAACCGAGCACGTTGCCTTTGTTAGTGCATCCCGGGCGTTCGGGCTGGCCACGTAACCGAGAGACTCCCCAGAGACGAAAACGTTCCCAGGAATGGCCGCGAAAAAGCGGAAAACCGGGTTGACCCCTGAGTGCGACGGCAAAGAGTTTTACTCCTACGACCGGGAAAAAACCACCAAACATGTCATTCAGATGGCCTCGTCCGAAACGGAGCCGGTCAGTCCACAGGACTGGTTTACCGCACATCCCGGTGAGAAACCTCCTGTGATACTCACCCCGGTAAGACCGGCTGGCAACACTGACAAAATTCTCAGAGAACTTTGTCACTACTTGATGGCGGATCACGGTACAACAATAAACGTGAACGCACTCGTCCAGTTCCTCACCATAATGCTCAAAGCAATAAGCACCAAGTGCGATGCGGATTGGACAAGCTACGGAGTCTCCATCGGGAAGGAGGGACAGACTGTGTGTGCCGCCGACATTGTTGACATCAAACCCCAAGCCCTCGAGTCCACGACCTACACGTGGTCGGATGTGACTCCCTTCAACGAGATTCAGTGTCTGGGCCACTGGGTAGTTCTCTACCGGCTAGGGGTCACCCAGGACCGAGCAGACGATAAATACAAGGCAGACGTGATTGCTCGTGCCAGCGCAGTTTTGAAGAGGGCCCCCTTCAAGTGTGAAAGGGTGAAACTGTCCTCTGGGATGGACTCGTCGGTGGCGGTAACGGGAGATGCAAATGTCCGAGCGTGCATCGCCGCTATGGACATGTTTTTCAACAGGTTCCCGGACCACCCATGGGCAGCGTTGCAGATCGGCACTCTAGTTAGTTACCGGAGGGATTGTGGTATCCTGAATGATCTCTCACTGATCTTTGATCAACGGGCGATCCCGTACGAGAGCGTTCTTGAGTGGCTGTGGATGCCGGAATATGGCGACGAGATGACGAGGATCTACGCTGACCCTCGCGAAGAGATCCGGGACCGCACGTCCTACTACAGTTACATGAGCGACTTAGGACTGACCACCCGATCCCCCTCCTCGATCAGCGCAAATCCGAATCTCCACCTGTTCATCTGCAGTTTCCATGCTCTCGGTGGAGAGGAACGAGGCCGGAACGCCCGCGTAGTTGGCAAGGTCGACAAAAACCCTATAATTGTCAATGCCGCCTACATGAATTTCGCTGTAGGCCGACGACCCGGCTTCAAGAGGAAGATCTTCTCTACAGCAGAAGAGGCTCAGAAAGCGCAGCAGGATGACCTAGCAGCAGAAGAGCTGGCTGCAATCCCAGGAGTGGTGACAACAGTAGGAGCTCCGGACCCAGCCGTCATCCCAACCGGCACTAGTGGACGCGAATGGTATACATATGCCCTAGCTCTYGGKGGACTGCACCCAGACATTCATATGCGGCTCCAGCAGCGTACAGCCGATTGGAAAAAGGACCGTGAAGGCTCAGTCGGTCGAATGCTTCACGACTACTTCAAAGAGCCACCGTTGGTCCGACTCCGGGCATCAGCAGAACCACCCGAGCAGCCTGACGATGAAGTTTAGCTCGAACCTCCCCTGTATGTTGCATTCCTTTACCTCTCATTGAGCCCTGCTTGGGCAGGCTTGACAACCCTTCCTCTACCCACTCACTCAGTAGACACATGCATGCCAATCCTTCTTTCTCCACTTCCCTACACCTCTTGTATTCCCAATACTCCTTCATGTATCTATTTACAATCTTGATCCTCTCATTCATCCAGGGAGTCCCTTCTGCTTCATGAAGACTGTCCCCCGGAGCATTGGACAAGGGATGCGCTACCTTGTCCTCACACAGACTTGACAACGGGCGGACTACCAGACCAGCTCCATCTGCCTAGCATCCCAGCCCCGGCTACCACTCTCAGATTCCCTGGACAGCGCCACGGAATTTGTGTTCATCCTAGTGTTCCTACCCAATCATTCCCTTCTTTTCGTTTCAAGTTCTGAATGTTCTCTGAGTGTACTCATAACCGTGTTCATTCTTTATGTTCCAGTGCAGTCTTAACGGGTTGAATGTTCCTAACTCCACTTATTGTTATTGTGTTCTAAGATTACTTTCAGAGTTCTCCCCTCCCGCTCCAGACCAGTCAACTAAACTGTGATGTTTTTGTAGATTCCAACTCAGTGGAATCAAGGACTTACATCTGAACTCTGTGATGGTTTTTGAAGGTTGTGCATTTTTGGTCTAGAGAGAAATCTAGTTTGCTTTTTCCGTGAAAAAAACGAGGAAAAGGCAACACACTTATACAAGCACCTTGACCGATGCGAGGCGATGCAGAGGCAACTTCCAACTCTCCCAGATCACGTTGTTGAAGCGCTTAGAGACTTGAGTGAAGAAAGACGCGTACGTGACCCATTAGGGTTAGAAGACCACTTGGAACGCAGTGCATATCGTAGGATGTCGGCATCTCCTGCAAGAATGGAGACCGAAGCCGATCAGGACCCCGCACCGAGCGGAACGCCCAAAAAGCCTCGCAAACAGACGGGCCAGGACAAGCCACATGCCGGCGAGGGGGCACGACTGTTACGGTCGACCTCCAAGCAACGACCGGAGGTAATCGGAAAGAGGTCCAAAGCAACTGACAGGCCACAAAGATCCAACGTCAGCATGAAACAAGGTGCCAACCAAAAAGGAGGGGAAGTCTCCGTCCAGACACACACAACACCAGATCCGAGCGATGAACCGACCTCCGAAATGAAGGAGCCGAACATCGGAGCGGAAGGGGTTGTGGTTCTGACTGAACCGGTTCCTGATGACGTCATCGATGACCAGATGGAAATTGACAAGCAAGATCCATCYACGAACCCCCAGGAGACGTACTTTGTCGCAACTACGTCAATATTTGACCCTGCCGACCTGAGTGGCGAATCCCTGACCGCACCTCAAACACTGGCACTGCAGAAATGTGCTTTGTGCATGGAGAATCTGCTGGCTCATGGGTTTGCAAAGGACATATCGGCTGACGTCTCCAATCAAGGAATAGTCCTCAGATACACTCGTCTTCTCCCCGCATTCGACACTCCGCCCGGCGAGCAAACCTGCACACAGCCGCCCGCCACCGACCCAGCCTCCGCACACCAAAAATCCCAGGACAAACAGGGACCCCCGGACAAAGAAGCACCACCCGCCCCAACGAGCGACAAAAATCTGGAGCCTCCACTGGATGACGATGAGCAATTTGCCAGACAAGTATACAGGGCTCTCCAAGACATGACAATAGAGGTGCCTTCTCGCTCACCGGGTCAAATGCTTTCTGTGAAAGTCTCAGCTGTGCCTCTGAGGTGGTCAGTAGTYTGGGATTACCTGAAGGCACACAATCGTGTGAACTGGTTCATTGACTCCGCCAGCGATCCCGCAGGGAAACTGGCCTTCTGTGCTTGGTCCTGTCGAGTGCCCAGCCTGATGAACACAATCAGCCCTGTATTTATCCGTGACGCCATCAAAGGAGCTCCAGTGTAACTCGCCTCCACCTCCGTCCGGAAACAGCTCTCGTGAAAAAAACGATAAACCCTAACATTCCTCTGCGTATCCTGTCTAACACCGGTTTAACTCGCTGCATATCTAGTTCGAAAGTAGGATTTAGACTTCTTACACCTCCTTACATCCGAAAGCTCCAGATCAGTTTGCCGTCATGTCTCGAAGACAACAAGGCCTCCCTATCTGGCGTAAACGTGGGCATCCCGCAAACGTCCACGAGTCATCATCCTCTGACGAGCTCTCAGACTCCGACTGGGTGGAGGGACCGAGCTCACTCCGCATCCCTAGAAGACACGGTGGAATCCGATTCCAGAAGTGGGCGATTAAGGCGGATGTTGGTCTACAGATCTCTTCTGCCGGGTTGGGGAGTTGGTCCGACCACATGTACGAAGTCGTTGAGACGGTCCTCCAGTCCTGTCCATCGTACTGCCCCTCGATATATGAGCGATCGGTTCTGGCGGTTGCACTGGCTCAGGTTCCTTGGGGGTCGCAGGCACACGAMTTCTACTACGAAGAACCGGCGCACTACAGCTTCTGGATCCGGGCAACYGAAACTCCTCCTGATTACACTMGGAGTGTTGTCCTGACGAGCACCCACTTCCARACCTTCTCCAACACGCACTGGACCATGTGGACCACCGTGCGGACTGCCACTCATGTTGCTCCCGACTTCACATCAGTTGCCACCAGCAAGGTCGARGAGATACTGACGGCACTGGGGGTCACATACTACGTCCACGAGGGGCCAGAGGGAGCCGACCATCAGGTAATTGAGCTTCTGGAAGGGGTGCCCCTCATCAGACCCGGACAGTCCCAAGCCGCACCGCCAGCCAGACGACCCGAGGAAGGCGCTGARGCACCGGAACCCCCCACGGGCACCCCCGAAGCTTCCACCCATCGGCCTGAAGCACGACCCGCCTCCTCCACACCAACCTCCACGGACACATCCCCCTCAGCCAGCCACAACAAGTGACCCTCTCGGCAATGAACAAGCTTCCATCYACCGGATCAGCCGGTCAGGAATGTAGAAGCTCKGTCCGTGAAAAAAACTAACAYACATCAACTGAATCCTCTCCACGGCATCTCACTCTMTCCAATAAGTGGTAGATGAGGACTGAATTATGCCTGAGTTGTCTGCTACTCCTCATAGTTGGACATGGTCTACTCCAAGAGTGGAGCACAAGGCCAGAACCCCCTGACGAGTCCACCATGTCTGACCCACCCCGTCCTGTTAAAGCGAGATGCCCATTYAGGCTYATTAAAGATCCAGCKATCACACTGCTCGGGAAATTCCGAACGGTCCGTTCGTCCCTTCCGATTGATCCTGAATCCATCACCCCCGGCCAATGGGTCTCTCAAAGAGTGAGAGTCACAAAGTATACATGTCAATGGGGGTATCCTACTATTGTACACGTCGCCGTTCGACATGTTGTTCCTTCATTAAAAGATCTGAAGAATCTTCAACAGGTTAACATGGATGGAGAAACACAAATTACCTCTCTGCCATGTCCGTGGTACCCGTGGAGTGGAACTCATATAATGAAACAAGAATCCGTAATCAGAGAGAATAAATCCGTGAGATTTCATATAGGCAGTTCTTCTTATTTTGATTTTGACTTTCCGCTGTGGACCTGCAAGCTCCCACCTTGTGTAACAACAAATCCGGCTGGAATGTGGATCCCAAACGGTGGATATCCCTCTCAATGCTCTAGCTGGCATGAGATTGAATTAGAGTTACTGGGAGTTACCCGAGCGGATCCTGAAACTTACCACGTTGTTGGAATGTACAGTTACCCAGTACCCCTGCGTAAGTCTTGCACATGCACCACATGTTCTCGGAACGTAATCGTACTTCCTACCGGGGACTTGCTAGAAATTCCACTGGCCCCTCAGATTTCGAAAATACTCAGCAGTTATCCACGATGTTCTATATCTATACACCGCAAAACAGGCCTCCACTTTGACCCTCGAGGACTCCCGTCAGAATTACTGGACCTGGAAAATTACTACAGGTGCACATTGACACATCTGACTTACATCTTAAGACCTCCTCCTCCCCAACTTCTCATTCCTCTTTTACAGTCCGACTCAGCGTTTTCTTTAATAAAATACCAGCTCAACAATGGATATCTGTCTCCATCTTTAAGTTCTGTAGGTGTAAAGGGTGGAGATTCTCAGCCTACCCACTCTCAGATATTAACTCTACACATTGTCGGAGCCCTTTTACATTCCCATGCTGACCAAAATATATTCACTAGATACGATTACAACACCAATTGGTCGATGATTGACGATATCATTCGAGAAATGGATCAAACAGTCGAGGATCTCACCGCTCAAACGGATCCTGAAAAAACACAACATCCGCTAAATAGACAGAACGAACCTATCTTCAAGTTTGAGCACATTATGTACTTAGTTATGTTAATATCAGGGTTATTAATCACTTTTTCGACATTCTTTGTAATATCAAAAAAGGAACAAACCTCTGAAGTGTTAACGGGTAATAATAGTTCAACTTCATCAACCGGTAAAAGGCGGAAAGTGAAGAGAACACCAGAAGTATGGTCCAACCCTTCTCGCAGAATAAAATGGAAYTGTAAAACGAGTTGYAGTTGCACCCACGCTTCTCCTACTAAGTTTATGAGAGTTCCTTCTCGGTCCCTTGCTAGTGGAAAATCCTCGTCGTCGTGAAAAAAACGAGCAGGCAACATCGATCACCAGCCATGGATTTCCACGAAGAGCGACAAGCATTCGCTGACTTTGTAGGATCCATAGAGCACTTGCTCTCCGACAACTTTCGAGACTTGGGGGAAGATATCTTCGACTACATCAAAGCCARGGAGCAAGATGAAGCCCAGARGATGTCTCCCCTAATCCAGCATGATTACACCCTGAATTCCCCCTTGATCAGGGATCGAGTTGATGCACTGTTGACGTACCTGCAAACAAAGGTTCCAGACTTAAGGTTCCGCGACGACAAGGCCTTCAGGGAGGCTTTCCTTATGTGTGGTGATCTGAACGTCAACTGGAGAGATTTCAATGCATCAAACGGGTTCCACTCCTGGCTGGCTCATTCAATCTTTCAACGCCACCTGAAGTCGCACAATCTGCTAACTCGGCTAACTCAATTCAGGGAGGAAGGAGAAGAGTGCATGCAGGTCGTCAAGGATTTTTGGAAAGGCCTAACCGGGCTGACATGCAGGGACAACTCCGACCACATGAAAGCTGACGTGCTACGCAGTAGCCTCGGGATGGCTGGTCATGGGAGGATGATGGACGACCTAGAAGCCTTCTGGTTCTTCCACCGAGTCATCCTCCTCATGAACAGTCTCTCAGATCCGGAAAGGCAAAACATCTGCAAGGCCGATGCTCAGGACCTCGGATTGTCCGTACAGACAGGAGACCGGTTTGCATTCAAGGCTAGCGGACACCACCAGGACTTCGGTGACTTTTGCATAGTCCCAGGTTACCTGGTGCTTTTGTCCGAGAGACGACTCCTAGACCGCAATATGGTCTTGATGCTCAAAGACACCTTGATTGGGAGGTTCTGCGTGAAGATATCTCTCATTTCTCGAGAAGACGGGATGTATGACAAGGACACTGTCCAAAAAGTCACCCAGCTCTTCGAACGAGGAGACCTGTTGCTGCACCGGTTGGATAACCAGGCTTATGATCACATTAAGCTGGTGGAGGCACACTGTTGCCAGAGAACGTCAGAGCTAGCAGCACGTCACCGACCATTGGTCCCGCTGAATCACAACCTCCGGGATCACCTCGCAGGAAAGGTCAAGGAGTTAGACTCTCTCGGACAAGTCGTGTCGCGTCCGTTCTTTGACCTCATCCTCACAGAGGAAGACCATCACGTTGTGAGATTGTTCTACGGCTGTCACCGTCTATGGGGGCACCCCTTCTTAGACTACTTTCGTGGCCTGGAAAAGCTTCATACTCAGACAACAGTGGAGAAGGATATTGAGATCGACTATGTCAACCTCCTTGCCAGCGATCTGGCCTACATCGTACTCCACGATCAGTTTCAGAAGCGAAAGGAATGGTTTGTGGACCTCACAAAGATGGACGAATCACATCCTCTCTACGAGAGTGTCAAACATCAAGTCTGGCCCACCCCAGCAGTCATACAAGACTTTGGAGACCACTGGCACGAACTCCCGCTAACACAATGTTTTGATGTGCCTGAGACTATTGACCCGGCCGTCTTGTACGACGATAAGAGCCATTCCATCCCACGAAGCGAAGTGGTCAACCATGTTAAATCCGGAAAGACATCTGCGATCCCTTCCAGGAAGGTCTTGTCAACTGTCTTGAGCGAACCGCAAACTCATGTACCGAGTTTCTTGAAGGAAGTCAATGATGAGGGACTACGTGAAGACGACTACGCCATTGGCCTTAAAGGAAAGGAGCGGGAGGTCAAGCGCGAAGGGCGTTTCTTTTCCCTCATGACGAGACGCATGCGGGAGTACTTCGTCATAACGGAATACTTGATCAAGTTGTTTTACGTCCCCCTGTTCCTAAGCCTCACCATGGCCGATGACATGACTTCTGTGATCGCCAAGTTGATGGATAGTTCGATCGGACAGGGCAACCCCGGGTATGAAACCATCGGCTTCGCCAACCACCTGGACTATTCCTCATGGAATAACCATCAGCGACTCGAGTCGAACGGCCCCATCTTCAAAGTTATGGGTCAATTCTTCGGTCTCCCGTTGATCTTCTGGAGGACTCACGACATCTTTCAACGAAGCCTGATTTACTACAATGAAAGACCAGACCTTATGGAATGGACGGGTTCGGAACTCAGGACGAAGCCAGGATCCCCAGGACCCGTTTGTTGGAACGGACAGGCAGGTGGACTGGAGGGACTGCGCCAAAAAGGTTGGAGCATTGTCAACCTCCTCGTCATCATGCGGGAAGGAAAGGTTCGAAATACACTCGTCCGCACCCTTGCGCAAGGGGACAATCAGGTCATATGTACCAGGTACAAGATCCCTACCTGCCCAACCCCTGCTGAACTCCGAGAACATCTCGTAGAGGCCTACAACAACAACAACTATATTATGCAAGCTATCGAGGCCGGAACCAAAAAACTTGGACTCATCATCAATCACGACGAGGTTCTCACTTCTGCAGATTTCATGGTTTACGGCAAGATCCCCTTGTACCGAGGCAACCTGGAAATCGCAGAGGGCAAAAGATGGGCACGAACCACATGTGTGACAAATGATCAGATCCCGGCACTAGGAAGTCTTATGGCGTGCGTCTCAACTGCCGCCCTCACTGTCGCCCAATTCAGTAACTCAATCTTGGATCCGATGCTCCTGTACGTCTGGTTCGGATGGTTTGTTCTGGTTGTCCTCGAATTTCATTGTCCGCTTCTCCAGGACGGTGGTTTCCTGTCAGGTCTTCCAGCAGGCAGTGACTCTAGAAAGATCTTTTTCCTGAGGAGTCTGTTCACGGACCCATCTCTGGGAGGAATCTCTGGTACATCCCTGACACGGTTCCTCGTTCGGGACTTTCCTGATCCGGTGACCGAATCATTAAGTTTTTGGAAACACATGTATAGGCATTCAACCTCAGTTCTAGTAAAGAAACTCGCACTAGAGTCAGGATCCCCGAAGCTAGCCACCGCTACACCAGATGCCTTTGTCAAACTCTTGGAGAAGCCTACGTCTCTTAACCTACCCAAGGGACTGAGTGCCGCAACTCTGGTTCGGAATGAAGTCAGGCAAGCATTAATTAACAACGTCAAGTCAATCAAAAACCCTTTATTTTCCCATGCGATCTCCTACATGAGAGACAACACGACTCCCGTTCACCTGTACCTACAGTCCATCACTCCGCTTTTCCCAAGATTCACAAGCGAATTTTCGGCCGCCACATTCCTTGGACTGACGGAGTCTCTCGTGGGACTTTTCCAGAATTCTCGTACCATGCGTCGCATGTTCTCTTCGAAGTTTTCTGAGAAGGTCGGACGTCTACTACGACTAAGTGAACTGTCAGCCATTCGATACTCTTTGGCACCATTACGCATCTACTCCGACATGGAGATCTGGATCTGTTCGAGCAGTCAGGCTGATCTTCTGCGGCACAGGTCTTGGGGGCAACCAATCATTGGTACAACAGTTCCACACCCCTTAGAATATCTAGCACCGTTTACTGCGCCATTTGCCTTATGCACTGGATGTGAAACAGCTGAACAATGGCGAGATTATGTGTCTGTAACCTTCCCACACGGCTTCTCAGTCTCGAATGAGAAGAAGGGACCCCTGGGAGCGTACCTAGGATCTAAGACCTCAGAAGCCACAACCTTGTTCCAACCCTGGGAGAAAGAGCTGCGCATGCCTTTAATTCGCAGAGCTGCCCAGATGAGGAATTCCATTCACTGGTTTGTCAAACCGGATTCCAATGTCGCGTGCAGCATTCTCAACAACTTGAAGGCGCTAACGGGAGAAGACTGGACAGAGAGGGCCACAGAGTATCAGCGGACGGGAAGTGCACTTCACCGCTTCCACTGCTCACGGCAGAGTAGCGGAGGATTCACTTCGATAAGCCCTGCTGTCTTGACCTACGTGATGGTGACTGCCGATACATGCAAAGAGTTGTCTAAGGGGAATTACGACTTCATGTATCAAGCCTCGCTGCTCTACAGCCAACTAGTTGCCTGTGAGATTAACAACCACTCTAGGTCTCGACTACAAAACTTTCACTTCCACATCAAATGTGATAMATGCATCCGTCCTGTYTGYGACATTTTCTTGGATAGTCCCTATGCCTATGAACCACCTGACGAGTCAGAAACCATCCGCCAAATGTCAGGAACGGTGGCCGACTGGTCCACCTCGAGAATTCTGCCAGCTGTCAGGACCGGACATTGGGATGATGTACCACTCCGGGATCAATGTTATCACGTCGGCGTCGCACAAGGAGCTCTTTTCGGATTCTTGTGTGTGGAAAACGATCCTGAAGCCTCGGATGCTTCCTTATTCCCCTTTTCCATCCTAAGAGGAGTGCTCCCGATGCCATATCTGTCTGGAATTATGCAGGGGATCATGATGGCCTCCGCATACCAAGCTGCGTTTCATCGGCAGGCGACTTCACTCCGGAACCCGACTCCTGTATTAAGAGGGGCTGCGCTCTTCATCATCAACCGATTGAGTATGCAACCGGCATTCCAGAGCCTTTGCAATGACGCCCGAATTTTGTCTGTCTTGACAAACTCGCGTCACAAAGTTCCCGCTTCATATCCCCCTACAGCTGGAGATCTCGGAGCAGTCATCAAAAGTTACTTTGTAGACCTCCTGATCAACCCAAACTCGAATCCCCCGTCAAGAAACCAGTTAAGGAACCTCTGGCTCTTTTCTGACTTCAGAACCCCGCGGCTGTCCGGGTTAATGATTCTAACTCACAGAATTTTAACCATCCTGCGAATGGGAATTCGAACAAAGGAAACCCTGAGCGAGCTCGCTACGATTAAGAAGTCTATCTCATACTACTGTTCAGATGGACAATTCACAGGACCGTCATCTGTGATAGACTCTGATGGAACGTCGACTCTCGTCGGAAGATTGGTGTCCTACGTTCACTTGTGCACTAGTGAAGCCAGACACGCCCTTTACCGAACAGTACGAGTGGTCGAGGTGGGAGAATCAATAGCTGCTCCATCAGAGTGGGGTTCGGAGTACTGTTCAACAGTTCAGGCAGTCCGCCTTGAGTTGACCACAGAACCAGTACAGGCGACAGATCTACCTAATCTCGTACAAGTGACAGACCCCCTAATCTCAGGRTTGAGACTGGTACAGTTGGCCACAGGAAGTCACTACAAAGTTCGAGGTTTACTCCAACAGGTGCAAAATGTGAGAGATGCCATTGTCGGTGGTGACGGTTCYGGTGGAATATCCTCTTGCATTCTGAGACTGTATCCGCGCTGTCGAGTGGTGTTTAACAGCTTGCTAGAGGTCAATAGTCGTCATCTAAGAGGAGTCGCTCCCGGACCCCCTTCAGCCGTAACCTGCTTGCCTGAACACATGCAACGGCGATGTGTAAACCTTCACACCTGTTGGGCAGACCCCTCTGACCTCTCCCTTCAAGCAACCTGGGATAACTTTCAACAGCTTTGCAACACGCATCACCTGCACGTTTCCCTGATGGTGTTCGACATGGAAGTCCGAACCGAGGAAATGTCGTTCCACATTATCCGTCGCCTTCGCAACAACATAAACTTTTTGTTGTCGCATGACGGTACGGTCATCTTCAAGACTTACGGGACAAGCATTATTAAGGACCAAGGACGTTCTCTCAGTACTTTGGCGACATTGTTCCGTGAGAGTCTTCTCTGCACAACATCTTTATCGAGTTCTCAGAGTTCGGAGCTCTACTTCATGGGGACTGGACTGCGGAGAGATAGAATCGACCGTCCGTTCGTTTCCACAAGGTCCTGTCTATCAGCTCTTCAAATAACCGGGGCTTGGAAAGGAGTTTCCGAGGAATTCACCAGAGCATGTTCAATAGTTCCCCGGGACCTGGAGCTTGGAGTTCCATCCGCCTTGCTAATGGATTCACCATCGGAAGTGACACAAATGTTAGTCTCGGTTGGACTTGAGAGCGGAGTTGCTTTCGACATGGGGTTCCTTGTCGGTTCATGTCTCTCAGTTTCCATTGATCCAATGGTGGTGGTTTTAACTATTCTGTCTGTGGCCTCCAACTCGCACTTGAACGTAACTCGCTGGCAACAGGGGAAGGCACGAGTTCCATCCGATCAAAAGTTGTATAGACTAGCCAACCTCATCATTGGGAGCTGGATGTACCTTGCTTGGTTTTACCGACAAGAATCGTGGCATCTAGAAGCTCTCAAGCTGGCACGAGGGCCGATCGAATGGAGAGTGCGGTTGTGGACCATACTAGAATCTGGCAACCTGCACAGTTCTCTGTCATGGAACTTTGTTGGACCCGGACATCTCTTGAAAACTCTGCCACGCACAGACTCTTATGCCCAAATAGCTTCTACGATCCGTATGTGGGCTAGAGCATTCAAGCTGTATGATGCCACTTCTGTCCCCGAATGGAACGACACCTGGAGAATGGTGGAAAAATTAGCTACTGTACACAACTCCGGGCTCACGGCAACCCGAATTCGGGGGAAAACCGGGTTGGTAGCCTTCCTGCAGAGAAGATTCCCTTGTGCGAGACCGGATTACCCCGCCCAAGAATGGACGGACGAGTTGGACTCTGCCGTGCTGGAGGTACAGCCTGACGCCGAAGAGGACTCCACTGCTGCATCTTGGCGAGGATAGCCAATTGAAGCTCGTGAAAAAAACTGCAGCCACTGGATAGTGAGACAATCCCAATCTCCCCCAAATCCGAATCCAGAGATCGACTTCTTCGTTCTAATAGCCACTGTTTGGATTCTATGTCCCACAGAACCTTTGGCTGCAGAGATCCCTCTAGATCTGTATCCGTCAGGGGAAGGGTACACGAATTAGATTGGTCCTAAATTCCCACAGGCTGCTCCTTTGAGACAACAAAGAGAACTACAGAGGAAGGGAAGCTACTCCTCGGTGAGTTGGGATGATGTAAAGTTCGTGTGGGCAGATCGGA